TTTTTAAATTAGTTTTTATACTATTTATTTTAAATTTTCTATTGTTGATTATAAACCTATCAGCAAGTGTATAGTTTAAAAGTATCTTTAAAGGCAAGTATGCTGTTACTTTTGTAAGCCTACGTTTCTTGTTAAATGTATCTACAATGTAATTTTTGTAAAAGTTCTCAAACAAACTATCATCCTCTGCATTACCTGTATATTCGTCAATCTCCTCACCAAAGTTTAAACTCTGTGATGTGCTAAACGTATTTGATGGTCTGTTGTGTGTTGTTAGCTTTGCTGCTGTGTTAGATGACACACCTTGATAAAAACTTAAACTTGTATTAGTGCCTGTTGTTATGTTTGTTATGTTTAAAATTAAAGGTTTTATGTTTGTAGGGTTTTGGTCTTTGTCAACACAATACCCATATTGTATTAAGCTCTGTGAGCCATCATCTAAATCGTTTAATCTTTCATATATCATTTTACCAAAAGGCAAGGTAACCACATATTTACTTCCTCTGTTTGTTGTTTGTACATCAGGACTTTCTGTTGTAGTGTTTTCTAAATTTCCAAATATTCTGTTGTTTAGTTGCTCAAAGTTTAATGCTAAAAACGTGTCAGGCTTTTGAAACCTAAAAGCTATTTCTTGAAATGGTATCGCAAAATTAATTTCGCTTTCTTTAACATCTACAAATTGACTTATATCGTATTCAGTTCCACTACTATAAAACTCATCCAGAGTGCTTACTTTTATTTTACCATCATTTTGCACAAAAGCTGTAAGGTTAAACATCTTAAATATACCTGTAAGAAAATCAATAATCTTAATATCAGGCACTTGATCTGCAACCACTATATTAGTTACAGCACCATTAGGAGCTATATCTGTTCCTGTTACTGTGGTTTCATCTCCAGTTCTATTGTATTTAAAAGTTATTGTTGGAGTAAAAGCTATTGCAGGATCTTGACTTGTAACTCTATAACGTATTGATCTTAAAATACCAGGAAATACTCCTCCTGTTATATTCTTATTTAAAGTTACAGTTCCAGTACCACTTGCTGATCCAATGGTAAATGGTGTATCTGTGACTTCTTCAATAAATATGCTAAAATTAGTAGAAGGTGAAGAGGCTGTAACTGAAAAAATAGTAGTATAAGATCTATCAATAAATGTCCCTTGAAAAAGTGAAAAGGAGGGTCTACAAGTCCAAATACCATTTACTACTCTTGAATAAGGTGATGTAGTTGAGCTTGTCCCTTGATTTGTGGGATCCCATTCGTTTGGACTTGCATTAGAAAAATCTATACTTGTTATTGGCATATTGACCTCAGCAGTCCCAGAAATATTTAAACCTAATGTGCCTTTTACTCTGCTTAACCATAAATATAAACTATCCCAAACTGCATTAGCAGAAGTGTTAAAAAAATCATCACTCGCAGATTTTGTAAACTCAATACCTGCAAATGTTTCTATTTGCTCTATAATCTTAGATAATTTTAAAGCAGGTTTTAAATCTGTAAATCTTACTCCTTTATTATGAGAACCTGTTCCTCCTCCTGATTCGCTATAGTGTAAATTTCTTGTTCCTTCTCCACTTGAGCCACTATCAAAAGTAAACCTTTCTGTATGTGATATTAAAGGATACTTTACAGCACCACTTACTAAAGATGATTCTAAACCTGTTTTTACTGTAGATACGTTATAACTATGATCATACGTATTTACACCTTGAAACGCTGAAGCTAATTTCTTTTCTTTAAGTTTGTTTTTCAATTCTATTGTTTCCCCAAAGAATGTTATTTTATAAGCATATCCTTTATTGTCTTTCATCTTTGATCCGTTAAGACCTATAAATCCTTTTGTAAAAGATCTGTAATTTATTTCTATTCTTGCACTTACTAAATCATTTGCATTGAAAGATGATTCTGCATCTATATCGTAGTTGTAAAAATGTTTAAATATCTTATTGTTTCTTTTTGATGCAGGGACACTAAAGGATTGACTAAAGTCTGTAAAAATAGATTTAATATCTTTTACGTTTTGAATTGTCTGTGTAAGAGAAACACTTTCATCTTCAAAAAGATCTACTCTCTCATTGTTGATATATAGCTGTATGCTTTGCATTATCTAATGTTGTTTATCTTGTCAAATGCGTTTTCAAATTCTATTGTGTAGTTTATTAGCTTGTCGTTTAGTTGCGTTAAGTATGTAACCGATTTAGTAACAGGAATGATAGGAACTACAACCTCAGCAGTATCTGTTATCTCTGTGTAATAAACTTGCTCACTTAATAACAACTCTTCTATCACTTGGTTATAGTCATCATTTAGATATCCTGTATTCATAACTATTTTATCTTTGCCTTGTGTTAAGAACGACTGTTGTTGGTGTTGGTGTGTTTTATAGCTAAGTGTGCTTTGATCAAATATAGATGCTTTAAATTGTTCAGATTTAATGTTTGTAGATTCTACTGACTTTAAGAAAAACCACATATCTTGTAATGCACCAAACTTATTTACAAACGTAACTTTAATTGGATCAAACTTACATTCCTCTACGCTTTCTATCTTAACTACTTCTGTTGAGTCTGCTGTTGCTACATATACCTCATCTACTGCTCCTACGTCAATACTATCTAAGAAATCATCAAGACACTTAGAAGATTCAAATGTTCCACCATCTGCTACAACTCTTTCTTGATAGGTGTCATTATTATCTTGTCCACTTACTGTTACATAGTCTATTTGAGCGTTGGTGTTTGTTGAGGTGCTTATTGCTTGTGTTCTTTTTACTACTCCGTTGTTTAAGAAGCTAACGCTTGTTGTTGCTCCTGTATAAACAGGTATTCTTACATTGCTGTCATTAAGTCTGAATATGGTGTTGTTAGACATTAACAAACCTGTAGACAAAACAGGATTCGCACCCTCATTAAAATATCCATAACCATCAAAGGCTACAAAACCATTAGTATTGTCTGGACTTACTGTTGCTGTTGCTGATCCACTTGAGACAGTTGTAGTGATGATAGCATTTACCCAAACTACCTGACTTGTGTAAGATCCGTCAAATTCTATCTCTAAGTAGTCTCTTATTAGTTCTGCTACTTCAAATACAATAAATCCTGCTGTAACTACATCTTTTGTGAGTGTATATTTTTCGTTTGCTACAGAAGCATTAGCAACAAAAGTTCCTGTATATATATATAGTTTTAGTGTAGCTGTTGCTATGTTTGTTTGTGATACCTTTAAATAAAAAGGACTTCTTACGTTTATCTTTGTTGCCATTATATTATATTTTCTATATCTATACCAAACTTATCTTGCAGCTCTGGTGGAAGTTTCTCAAAGGCTTGGTTAAATGGTTTAGTAAAAAACATACTTGCTCTAATACCTTTTTCAAATACGCTTCTTGCTATTAGAAATTGTAAAGATTTGTCAGTTATAAATCTACCTGTTTTCTTGTCTCTACCTTTTATGCCTTTTTTCTTTATAAAATCTTTAAATGATTTTGGAGGAGGCATACTGCTTGTAAACTTATACGGACTGCCACTTGTGTTTTGATCAGCATAATAAGATTTAGCTCCTCTTACACCCTCATCTTGAAACTTACCATAATCTTCCATTTCAAAAATTACACCTATAGCATCATTAGTTGTGTAGGGCTTATACTTGATACTATTGTATAGTTTTTTGTTTACGTTTTTGTTGCCTTTTGTAAGTCTTGATCTTGCTTGTTGCACTACAAACTTTCCAAACTTATTTAATGCCTCTCTGGTTTCTTTTAACTGCATATGTTTATATCATTAGCGATTAATACATCAAAGGTACAAGCTACCCCTGCCATCTGGTTTTCAAACCTTTCATAAAAAAACTCACAAGAAGCATCGCCTTGTAGTTGATATTGGTTTTGATATAATGTGCCTCCTCTTAAAACACTTACTAACTTATTAACTACAGCTAATTGTGTGTTGAGTATGTCTTGCTCATTATTGTTGCCTCTGAATATGTCTGTTGTTTCATCCTTAGACTGATCTACAACATCCATAGCCATTACAGTTATGTTAAAACTTAAGATTTGTTCTTGTATGCTTACAGAGTTTACTATGATGTGAGCTAAAGGAAATATAGTTTGTTTAGAGAGGTCTATGTCAAAGATGTCTCCTGTAGTTACTGTGTTGACATTCTCATCTGCTAATAGATTTGTCTTTAGTGTTTCTGTGATTTGGTAATAGCCTCTTACTCCTTGATTCATTTCTTAAATTTGTTTTTCATTTGATTTGATTCTAACTCTGCTTTCTCTTTCATAAATGTTAAAGCATTTAAACAGGTGTGAACGTTTAATTTAGTGATATCTTCAAATCGTCTAATATCTCCTTGAGAGAGTCCGAAAAGTGATTGATACCATCCCCATTTTGCTCCGAAGTTAGATATTGGGCTAAATTCGTCTCGTTGTCCTCCAAATAATTCAGCATAGCTTTTGACAAGTCCATCCCTAAATTGTAAAAAAAAAGTATAGAACTTAATACAGCATCCATCGGCATACCTTTCATTACATCTGGGTCTTTACTGTCGTAATCTTCTATTAAGTATTTTTCTTTATCTTTTAGTTTTATTGGTCTGTACAAAACATTCATAGCTCTGTGTAGGTTTTCATAATCTCCTATAAACGTGTCCAGGTCTATATACTCACCAAAAGACATATCCTCAACCTTAGGAATGAAACCATAACTAACACCACCCATTTTAAACTCTCTTACAAGTTGAGGCTTTTCATTAAACATATCAGTAAGAATCATAGTTATATCTTTTATACTGTTGGCTTTCATAGCCATTATTGTTTCGTTTCTTAAACCACAAAAAATCTCAATCATTTTAGTAGCTAAAAGATTTTCATTTGTGTTATCTTGTTGTAGTTTAAGATATCTTTGATATTGACCTAAAGTGATCTCACTTAAAGTGTCAGGAATATATACCTCTACTTTCATATATATATAACGTAAAAAAATTAAGTTTTAAAACTATCTAATTGCATACTGTCCTCTATTAGGATTCTTGAGTTGCATCATTAGTGCGTATCGTGCTGCATCAATACAGTCAGGGTGTGTACCTGTAGGTTTTTGTAGATTGTTACCCTCTTTGTCTTTATCCCATACATAACCCTGAAGCTCTCTAATTAGATTCTTAGAACTTGATGTTATATATATTTCGTTTTGGTTTATTAGGTTGATTCCGTAAACTATAGAATCTCTACCCTTTGATACAGGGAATACTTTGTGTCCGTAGTTTCTTAGTTCTTGTA